CTAATCCAAATAACGCAAGCGTTGTTGGTATATGTGAGCGTGGTTATTTGTATTTGAATGATTCAGGCGTTTATTTCGATGTGCCTACAATAACAATTCAAGACGATATAATTTACAATGGATAATAACATAGTCAATGTAAAGTTGCAAGAATACACTCCCGTAAGTTCGGTTGAGCGTGTTGACCGTGGTGGCTGGGTATCTTTTGGGGTGAATAATTTGTTCCCACAATACTTGCGTGAGCTTTCAGAGAGTAGTCCTGTGCATGGTTCGTTGTGCATTTCAATCGGTGACATGATTGCAGGCAAGGGAATCACATCGAATACAGGGCAGGAGCGTGTTGATGCGCTCGATGTTTATGGTCAATACTATGCAGCATCACATGACTTCAAAAAATACGGTGGTTATTTCGTTGAGGTAATATATTCAAATGACCGCAAGACCATTGCAAAGTTGAAGCACTTACCATTTGAGGAATGTCGCATTGCGGTTGAAGGGGAAGATGAAGAGGTTATCGGAATTTATCACAGCGAAGATTGGGCGAATACACGCAAGAAAAAAAACAGACCGACATTCATTCCAAAGTTCAATCCGAGCATGGCAGTACAAGAGCCATCGCAAGTGCTTTGGAAATTTGCATATACAAGCGGACAGATATACCCAAACCCTGACTATTGGAGTGCGGTAAATTATATTGAATTAGAGCGGCAGATAGGAATGTACCACGTGAATAACATCATGAATGGTTTATTCCCTTCATTCATTATTTCGTTCTTTAACGGGCAAATTCCACCCGATCAGCAGTGGGATATGAAACGTGACTGGGAGAAGTTACTCACGGGCGCACGCAATGCAGGAAAGTTTTTAATGACTTTCAATGAACGCGATACTCCAAAGCCTGACATCACATCATTCCCACTTTCAGATGCTGATAAACAATATCAGTTTTTGAGTGAGGAATCGACAAGTAAAGTCATGGTCGCTCACCGAATTACTACACCTTTGATTTTTGGTATTAGAACGCAATCGGGTTTTGGTTCAAACAAAGACGAAATGGCTGTTGGTTTAGAGATATTCACGAACCAAGTTATTGAGCCAGCGCAACGGTTAATCATTAAAGGTTTCACCGAAATACTTTCGTTTGAAATTCCAAATATTCAGTTGACTGTTATTCCAAATACACCACTTTCATTCTCGGTTGCTACCGAACCACCTGCTGCACCTGCGCCTGTGGTTCAATCACTTGAAAAAAAAAAGGGTTGTTGTCACGAATTAAGTGAGTGCCACGAATTAAGTGAGCAAGAAAATTCAACTATTGCGGATGAACTTATCGCACTCGGTGAGGAACCAAACAAAGACTGGATTTTAATAGATGCGTATGAGGTTGACTACGATACCGACGATGCTGAAAACAAAGAACTCGAAGTTATCGCAGCGCATGAATTAGCAAGTACGGGAACGGCACGACCAAACGCAAAGAGCGAACAGGATGCTTTAATTGACGGGAACTACTTCATCACTCGTTACGTATATGGCGGCGATTTCAGACATGATAACATGAGGGAATTTTGCCGCAAGATGTTACGTGCGAATAAGCTATATCGAAAGGAAGATATTGTCGCAATGGAAAGTAGAGCAGTCAATCCGGGTTGGGGTCCTAAGGGTGCAGAGACTTACGATATATGGTTCTACAAAGGCGGTGGAAACTGCAAACACTTTTGGCAAAAAACAGTTTGGGTTAATAGCAAAGGCGCAAAGATTAACCCTGAAAGTGAAGACGCTCGCAGGATTGCGGTGGCAAAAGCTGAGCGCATGGGTTACAAGGTAAGAAACAATTCACTTGTTGCAAAGTTGCCCGAAGATATGGACTATCGCGGATTCTTGGCGAGTAATCCAGTTTGGGGTGCTAACGGAAGTGCATATAATAAATAAACACTATGGCAGAAGTATTATTCATATCAGAAAACTACATAAAAAAATACACTCAGGTTAACGGAGCGGTTGATCCAAATCTTTTATACCCTGCGGTATATTTAAGTCAAGACAAATACCTTTCTCCTTACTTGGGTGATTCATTATTTGACTACTTAAAAAACGCAATCGCGAACAATACATTGAGCGGTAACTACCAAACTTTGGTAGATGATTATTGCCGTAAAGTTGTCCTATGGTGGACTATGGTCGAAGCCATTCCATCGCTTACATACAAGCTCGATAACGGAACTTTGGTACAACGTACAAGCGAAGATGCATCGCCTATTTCTGACTCGGTCATGAAGGATGCTATTGAGCGCGCGAAATCAAATGCAGAATATTACACGGGCGTGTTAGTGGATTACTTGTGTGCGAATAGTTCGCTATTTCCTGAATACTCAAATAACGTCTGGCCGCAACGCTCACCGATAGGCGTTAAAAAGAGTAGTTCAAATTACCTTTTTTCAAGCGGCAACACTGCGATGAATACACGTGGACCAGTGTTTAGTAACTTATTGAGTAAGCTCCCATGACCAAAGAGGAACTGAAAGCACAAATAAAAAAAGAAACTGAAGCATTACGCAAGTATGAGCGTGAGATGCTACTTAAATTGAAGAAAAATGAATCTAAATCTAAACCCGTTTGACATTGATTTCGCTGAGCCTGCAATGACTTTCGTTAAGTCATGCACTTTACTCATGGCTGGCACTGCTTTGGAAGGTGTTGAGCCTGTGCATTTGCCGCCTATTGTGATTGAATGTGCGAAAGTGCTTGCGTACTTAGGTGCGTCAGTTGCCTTTTTTAAGTTTATTTTGGTTCTGATTATGGGCAAAAATGTCACAAATGAGAAATGACATGATAATGATTGCGGTAATCGTATGTGTATTTTTTGCACTTATCATTTACTACGATCATAAACTTGTTAAGAAATCATTTGAAGCAACGAAATCGAGAATAAATAAAATATACGATGGGGCGAAAGCCTTCTTATTCGTTCACTTTTTAGATAACACGCTCAATGATCACGAAGACATTGACGAAATAAATTAAATATGGAAGATTTAACAAACCCAGGAAGCGCAGATTTGGTGCGCGAACTTTTACTCATTGTCGTTGGCTTAATCATTCGAGCCATTGAAAAAAGAAAGTTGAAGAAATCCTTACAGAATGCCGACTCGGTCGCTGAGTGATGCAGTAAAGGAGCTGGCTGATGCTTATTCAATGGCATCGTTAGCTTACATGATGACTTACCCGAATGCACCGCAACCATTTATTACGTGCGTTTATCGTTCACCCGAAGAACAGTTGGAACTCTACGCGCAAGGTCGAACAAAGCCGGGCAAGATTGTGACGCAACTAAAGTCTGGAAGCAAGCACAACACGAAACCATCGCGAGCCATTGACATTGCTTTTAGATTGGCCGGTGGTGGATTGACTTGGGATAAAAAGCATTTCATCAATTTCGCGCAAATCATTAAAACCATGAATCCTGCAGTGAAGTGGGGCGGTGACTGGAAGAAATTTAAGGACTATCCACATTTTGAAATATGAGTTTACCTAAATACAGAGAATATTTTGAGCCGATTATTTTCGGCAAAAGCACCGAGCCATACCGCAGTCAAGTGGCACGGGTTTACAAGTCTTTGAACCTTAAAGGTGAGTGTTCATTTGATAGCTTTTACAACAATTTCAAACGCTTCAAAAAGCAAGCGGCAAAGTTGAGCATCAAAGAGCAACAACCAGCACCAAAGCACAACGCATTTTCGGGGCTATTAAACGCACTTAAACCCGAGCCGAATCCTCTCGGTTTACCAACGTCACGAGAGTCGGTTTATAGTGCCTTCAAATTGCCCAAAAGTGCTAACGATATTCTTTTGCTCTCAGACATTCACGTGCCGTATCATAACATCGAAGCTCTCACGCTGGCACTTCAATACGGATTAGAGCATAAAGTCAACACGATTATTTTGAACGGTGACTTAATCGACTTCTATGCAATCAGCAGATTTGAGAAAGATCCACGCAAAAGAGATTTAGCAAATGAGGTGAACACGTGCAGGGAGTTTTTGACCGTATTACGCAAGCTGTTTCCAACTCAGGAAATTTATTTCAAGTGCGGAAATCATGATATAAGGTTTGAGCATTACATCATGCGTCAAGCTCCTGACCTTCTCGGACTCGGTGAGTATAATCTTGAAACCTTATTGAAGCTGGAGCAACATCGAATCACATTCATACCTGACAAACAAATCATTCATGCTGGACAACTTACAATCTTGCATGGTCACGAATTAGGCAAGTCGGTTTTCAGTCCTGTGAACGTGGCGCGATCACTTTACATGAAGGCAAAGGACAACGCTATCTGCGGACATCACCATCAAACAAGCGAACACACCGAGCCATCAATAAACGGCAAGGTTGTGACGTGTTGGAGTGTGGCGTGCCTGTCCGAACTTTCACCTGACTACCACCCAGTCGGCAACAAATACACGCATGGTTTCGCTCACATAAAAGTTGAGCCGAGTGGTGATTTTGAAGTTCAGAATTTGCGCATCATTAAAGGGCGCATCCGTTAACAAACTCCGAGCAAATAACCGCGATGCCCTGTGAGCTGGAATAGTCGCAGGCTAACATCACACAAAATTTCTTCATCCTCAAAAGAAATTGAATCATTTAGGAATAGTGCCCTTCTTTGCTTTCGGAGCCTTGCTATCTCCGCGATTTGCTTCTCGTTGTACATATTCAACTTTATTTTTATAGTGGGAAATTAAGTCCTGCACCTGCGGTATTGTCAAGCGCAATTCCTTTGTTTTATCCACTTCAAGTTGTTCAAATGACTCCAAGCCTATCCGTTGAATTAAACCCTCACGATATGCAATTAAATTGCCATGCTTGTACTGATTACACGGCACGCATTGACCGTGAACATTCCTTTCATCAAATCTCAAATTAGGAGTTGAACCAACGCTATAAAAATGCCCTGCATCATACTTGCCCCGTAATGGTTTGCCGCAACTGATACACCCTTTACGCTCGTCACGTAGTCGAATATATTTATTAAATACGGTTTGCAGTTTGCGCTTCCATTCAGCCAGTGTAATGAGTCGTTGCTTGCGTTCCTTCATTTCAGCTTTCTGCTGTTTTTCGCTGACACGTTTGGCGTATTCAATGATGCAGTCAGGATTGAGACACGTAGCTTGTAACGAGCTGAATCGCGGCTTGAATTTCTCAGAGCAAACTTTGCATTTTCTCAACTCCACCGAATTTGTTCGCAGTTCAGATTTGCGAGTATTGTACCCACAATTATGTCGCGCTGACCTTCTGTTGCTTCGGTTATTAATCGCACCGAGTTTTTTTGTTCGCCGTTAATTGAGCGAATGAGTTCGAACTCCCAGTTGATTGTGTCACTGCCAGCAACGCACATCGTGATTGTTCCTGCATGATACTCAACTCTCTTGTGGGGTTTGGTTTGTACTGTTATCATTATTTTGCATTTTGGTTTTCATATCTTCCGCGCCTGCAATATAACCATTGACAAAGTAATCTCTTTCAACCGGGAGTAAATCGGTGCAATAGTTTACGAAATCTTGGTAAATACTTGCGGCAATAGCTTTGCGGTTCTTATTCGCCTTACTTGTATAGTGGCTAATGAGTTGTTCGAGTGGTGTCAATTTAGTGATGCTTTAATTTCAAAATGTTCTGAGTTGATGAAGCACGCAGGAAAAGTTCCTGTTTCATCGGTTGCCATTCCAACTTCGACAACTGGGTCATATATGTATAGTTGATTTTGCATGATTGCAACATATACGGGTGTTTCGGGGTGAAACGATTCGAGGATAACAATGAGTTCTTCTACTGTCACAATTTTAGAACGGAAGATCGTCTGAATTTCCGTTAGATTGTGGAGCTTTATTTTTCAAGTTGTCAGTTGCTTGTTGTTCACTAATTTTTAGCGACAGGAAAGAACCTTTCGCACCTTGCTTCACCCATCCTGCGATACGTAATTCTTTGCCGTTTATTTTGACGTTGCCAGTGTAATCAGGTAGTTTATCACCGTCCTGCTTTTTATTGTTCTTAAATAGTGTTCCGCTATTGTCTTGTAATTCGTATGCCATGTTCAATTAAATTTTTGAGACGTTCTGTATAAGGTTTGCATGATTCAAATTGGTAGTTGTTTTTAACGTGCATTAAGTGAGAGCGCAAGCAGTGCCGAAAGTCCAACACTGTCACATGTGGAGCTGGTTTGTACACTGCCTGCGGTAGCTCACGTGTCAACAGTTCTTCAGCCTTTGCGATAAGTTCGGACACTTCCTTGCTCGGTGGCAAGTGCTTTAGTCCGAAGGAATTCAGCAATGGATTGTTTGGCTTTTTTTGCAAGTGATGCGATTTTCTTTTTATCGGACTCGCTGACTCGCGCTCCGATTTTGGTTGTTTTTACTTTACTCATTTTTAAGTTGATTGATTATTTCTTGTAATTCTTTTTTGATTGCTTCACACTCATCGCGTAATGCGATAAGCTCCTGAAGTAATTCGCTCTCATTTACATCGGTCAGGTTGTAAACGATAGGCACGTTGTAAGTTGCATTTGATTCCATGTAACAAATTTAGATACAAAATTGTTACAATAGGATGCCCTCTTCCAAACATTTGCCCCTTAATAAGTCGCGCAATCTTTCAACCATGTCATAAACTTCAGGTAACAGCCCATCTTGGTATTTTATTATAGCCCTCATTTCCTGATCCATTTCGAGCAGGATGCCTTGCGCTTTCGTTCCTTTCACGGCAGCGTCAAATTCGAACTGCTCATCTGGAAGATTGTAGGTTAGTGTTGCTTTCATTTGTAGGTTTGATTAAAATAATCCGCTGATGTTCTATCATACCACTTATCGATGGTGCTTTGTTGGTCAGTTCTACCCTCTCGATAGGCTTCGAGTATTTGGTCGCGATAAAGTTCTTTGGCTTGTTCAAATACTTCACTCCATTCTTTCATGGTTTTGCTTTGAACTTGTGCATCGTTATTGATTTCATCAATCAGAAATTGTACTGCCGTTTTCATTTGTCACTTCCGTATGTTTCGTTGTAGTATTGTTTATGTATTCTATCGTTTACATCATCCATACTTCCATCAAACAATCCAGCATCAAAGGAATCAACTATCTGCTCCTTCTCCATTGCTAACATTTGAAGGTCAATATCATTCTGAATGTTGATAAGGCATTGTTTGTAACCGCTTTGATATGAGTTCAATTCGCCATTCATTTCACCAATAACGAATTGAATCTTATCCTTTAATTGTTGCATTGCTGTTTCTTTTTTCATTAATGTTCCTTTCATAGCTTTTGTATTTCTTGTTTAACTTCTTGATAATACTCTGTGAGACCAATGAACCCATGCTTTTGAGAGTATTCTAATACCTCATTCACCGCTATCAAAGCGCACTCTTTTGCAAGTTCATTCATAGATACGCCTCTTGTAAAGTCTTTGCCTAATTCTAAATAGGTTTTAACTAAACTTTCTGATTTTTCTTTTGCTGTCATAGATTTTAGTTTGTGGTAAAATACAAGTTATCAGTTGACTTTCGCTTATTGATGAGTTATAACCAATGCTATGCGACACGTACATCAACAACAATTGCTGTTTTAGTATGGTAAACAACAAATCTATATTCAGTTTGTGTTCCTTTCTTAATCCACAAAGCACAGTTATAAATACCTTCTTTTCGGTCTTTCATTAAAGTTTCTTCGTACTCGATAGCTTTCGAAACGGCTTCTGTTCTTAAAAAACCGCAATGTTTGTCTGTTTTGATAATTATTTTTTTCATCTTAATTTATTTAGTTTGTAAAAAAGCACTGGTTATAACAGCACATAAGCAAAAGCCCAAATCCCTCGCTAAAGCCAACGCTATTTGTGCCTTCGCTTATCTGCATCACGTTATACGCAATTCGGCTGGACGATGCAGCGACATGGCTTCTCCCACTTAGCTCTACTTCTGATACTGCGATAAAAACCGCAGCAAAAAGTACCGAAGTCACGTATAAATTTTTTGAATGAGTTGTCATGCGTTATCTGATTCAGCTTTCATACTCATTACTTTCTTCAAATAAATAGCAAGGTCAAGAGCTTCCTCGTATGCGTGTTGCAGCCATTGCGCTTGCGTTAAATCGGTTCGGTCAACGGTTGTGCCGTACTTCATGAGTCCGCGTTCTTCGCGTACTCTCATGTCAGCGATTACTTGCTGAAGGGTTGTGCTGGGTTGTTTCATATCTCTCCTTGGTTTGACATTTCTTCTTGGAATCTTACCGCCCTGTACATTTCAAAATCCATTTGCTTGCCGTTGTACGTTGCGAATTGTTTCATTCCACGCAGCTTGTCGTATTCTTTTATTACCTGATTCTCAAAAGGTGTGCGCTTGCTCACGTACGGCTCAGGATCATTGCGCTTTGCCTTTGTAGAAAGTTCATCCATGATTTTTTTGATAGCCGTATTGAAGTTGTCAAGGCTCATGATGTCTTTGTTTTGTTCGCTATTCTTCTGCATTTGTTCGTGTACAATTTTTTCGGTTCGTTCTATGTCGTAGGTTCGAAGCCAGTCCATAATCACCGCGCCATCGAGCCTATTGTAAATCTTTCCGTACTTTCCAGACATCGCTGCCCTGAAGCATTGAGAGAAATCTTCAGCACTAAAGTAATAAAAATTTTCTTTGATGATGTCGATTGTCATTTCAATCTGTGGCAAGGTCATTTGTCTTTCAAGGTTGAAATAAATCTGCAACTGGTCGATTGAACTTGCAAGTAATTTATTCACCACTTCGTCACCTTCAATGCGTTGTAGTCGCTTTATTGAGGTTTGGGAAGAGGTTGAGGTAGTGAGGGTTATCGCTGTGCTTTGCGATGTGGTCTGCAATTCGTTGCTCATTGTTATTTTGTTTTATAGGGTTTGCATTATTCATCCAGTTGCTTGCGCTGGCTTTCCAGTTCCTCATAGGATTTTTGCCAACACGCCAACCGTTACTCTCGTAGTAATTAAAAAACTTTTGTGCTTCCATTCGAATCATGCCTTCAGTCCAACGCTTGTTAGATTTCTCATTCAGCTCGGTCATGTATTCGAGTATTTGCATCGGTTCAGGAATTACAAATTTAGTCCTAACTACTTTTTTACTTTCATTTCTATTTTCATTTTCATTTTCATTTTCATTTTCCATATGTGATGACATATGTATTGACATATGTGGTGACATATGATTATTCACTTGTTTGTCTTTAGGTTTAGAATTCCTATTATTTCTACGAGATTCGCAGAAGTTCTTGCGCTTTTGGGTTTCATCATGCAGACGTTTGTTAATGAACGTGCCATCGTCTTGCTTTGTGAATTTCGCCCAAATGTCTTTGTCATATGTTTGACATATGTTCAACATATGTTGTTCGGTGAGCGCACCCATTTGATGCTGGGCGCATAAAAGTCGGATGTACTTTCCGATTTGTTCGTTGCTCATGAACATAGTTCCAGTAAGGAAATCGGAACTATAAAAAAGGAATGCCGGGTCTTTCATAAATATTTAATCTGGTAAGTATAGGTAATTTCGTTGATCAAATTCGCTTAACTGCTGAATTTTTTCCGGCCCAATATTAAATAAAAATTGCATGTCCTCAAGATACCATGCAACAATGTAATCAGTTGGATTAAACTCTCTAATTCCTTTTTTTAATTCCATACAATGCACATCTCCGTTCTTGTCATCAACAAAAATTAAATAAAATGGTATGCTCATTTTATTCTTGAAGCTCATGTATTGCTTATATGATCTTATATCAATTCCTTGAGCGGGCCATTTATTCAATCTTGCTTTGGTTTTTACATCCAAGGCAATTATTCTCTCTTTATTTTTAGTTGCAAGAATATCAAAGGCATGCGCTTTATTTTTAGTGAAAGGGCAATATACTATCCATCCCTTTGCTTCAAAGTAATCAATTATTATTTGTTCACCTAATTGTCCTTTGCGCAATGAGTTATTAAAATTTGTCCGTGTCGTTCCCATAAATTTCCCAGTTATTACGTTTTTCTCTACTAAAATATTCTAATTTTTTACCAATAGTTACTTTATCAACCATATCAAAAAAAGAATCTGGTTTTCGTGAATGTTGCCTGCGAGGTTCACAAATAATATCTCGATAGGTTGTATTGTCCCAATATGGCCTTCCTTTAATTCCGAGTAACACAAATTCACACTGCATTCTTAACCATGCACCCATTCCAATTTTTTCTTTATTCCAAACCATGGTCGCTTTATATTCAAAGCCCCAATGTGACAAAATATGAAATGCGTTAGGTAAAAATGCGTGAGTTGTCCATAAGAAACAAATACTATCTGGCTTAAATGGTATTTTCAAATTCATGATTTCCTCAATACTCATTTCAGGGTAAGGATTAGCAACACGTGATCCATCCGGATCATATTCGCGTCCATAAGGCCATGGTGGATCAACACTCACAACATCAAATAAACCATGCAATTCAGGCAATTTTCCTTGCTCAATTTGTTGAATCTGATCTTCAATAATATTTTTTCGTTCCGCTTTCTTTTCTTCCTTTTTTATTTCCTGATATGCCTGATTGATACTTACCTCACCGGTTGAAAGTTTGGCTTTTACTTCAGGTGTTGCAATGGCTTCAATTTTCTTCACCTTTGCAATGGTGTCGTGTGATACGTTGGCAACTTTGGCAAGTTCTTTTTTTGTGTCAATTTCCGGTTTGTCAGATTTCTGACGAACCGCTCCACCAGCTTCTTTTTTTTTCTCCTTTGCCTTTGCGCTAAATACACTCTCAAGTTGCAAAGCCAAAACACTTCGCTGATATGAAGATAAATTGCGCCTGCCGAACTGGTTTAAGATCATCCATTCACGCACATCATTTTCATCTTTGAAATACTTCTCTTGCGTTCCGAATGGCAAGCCGTGCTTTAATGCTATCTCATAACGGTTGTGTCCATCAATAATGAATCCTTGCCACGTTAGGATATTTTCTCTGATGCCTTCAGCAATACAATTCGCTTCGAGCTGTGCAAATTCTTCAGCGGTCAACGCTGGAATCAATTCCTTAAATTCTTTTTTTACTTGCATGTGATTAAATTAAAAAAGCCGCAGGGATTCAGCAGACCCGATGCCTCCTCCCTTTGGCTTAAAGTTTAATATTCTATTTTTTCGGGTCAACACAAATATACAAATGTCAAGTTTTATACATCATTTACTTTTGAACATCCATTCATTTAGTATTTGATCGCGGTAGTGCTTTGCTTTTTCCATTACATCAATAGCAAGTTGCATGTCTTCAGGAACCGCGTAACAGATTGCCCAGTGCAGCCTTCGATGTTCGGGTTGTCTTGGGTCGAATGATGCGAATATCCAGCCACCAATTTCGTAAGTCAGCATGTTCATTTGCACCTGCCAATAGTAATCTGAGTTAATGACTTTCAAATCTGCTTCGCTTTGAATCTTGCAATGATGGTAGTGGTTTATCGGATTGTAAGGACACTTAATCTCAACACCAATTTTCGTA